ACATTTTACCAGTAACATACCCATATCGCAAAGCGTTATTAATAATGAATGATCCTAGATCATTGAGTTTAAAATCAGTTGATACTTGATCAACTAGATACGAAGCATCAACTCCATATTGTTTGGCAGTTGTTAGTATTTCATTAGCGAAAACTTTTGCACGTTCAACCGAAAATCCTTTTTTTACAAGTTTAGCAACAAGAACATCAATATTCATCTAATGCCTCCTGTTTTATTTCTTAAATTTGTTATACTATTTTGTGTTGCATTACGTGATTTAGAATCAAATTGTGTACCTGGTGCACGTAAATCTTTGTCAGAATAATCCGATACTGGTGCTGAAAATGTCGGCGCAGTTGATACTACTGTAGTCCTAGGACCTGTTGTATTGTTACCAAGTCTTGTAGACTTTAATAATGAATCTCTAATAATATCTCCTCCTACACCAAAGCGACTTTGTGAAGTTGCTAGTGTGGTTTGTATATTACCTATCCCAGTATTTCCGCCTAATATACCTTGTGCAATTGGAGATGTTATATTATCTAAATTTATTGATCTTCCATTTAAGAAAGAAGTTATAAGTTCATTTGATATCAAATTTGCTAAATCAATTCCTGTAAATCTGTCAGTGCCACCATTAACAAGTCTTGAATTTGGAAACCCAGCAACATTAGGATATAATATATCACTGGAATACGGGTTATCAGGAAACCTATTCTGACTATTCAAAGAATTTTGCATTTCCCCAAAATCATCATACTGCTTTAATGATGACGCTGGCATAGGCATTGCAGTTGCGATCTCTTCAGCAAATAATTTCTGAGCTTCTGCTTTTTCTTCTTCGGTGGCATCCGGATTTGTCTTTACATATTGTAAAGTACCACTTAATTTTTTAAGTCTACTTAATTGTTCTCTTGCATTTGTATCAGATGAAACACCGAAAACCTCATTATTTTCAGCAATTTGATCTAGTCCATTAAGATCATTATCGATCTGTCCTAAGTTTTTACCATCTGCTAATCCAGAAATCATCGAATCTAATTTTTTATTAGTTCTAATGTTAGCAAGAAGTCTTGTTGCATTATCCACACTGTTACTTGGGTCCAAATCTTCTAAAATAAATTCTAGTCCTTGTTTCATCCAGTCTGGAACAACAACATTATTTTGCGGTATTCCAAATATAATGTTCTCAGGTTGTAATTGAAGATCAATCGTTCGTAATGATGAATCTGCATAGTCACTGCCACTAAATGAGATATTAGTTAAAAGAGGATTTATTATTTCTATTTTTTGAATAGAGCCATTTGAGGCAGCATCGACTTCCCCCAGTTGTTCTCTTCCTCTTGGATCTCTATCTATTCCTTGCCCAAATGACCCAAAGAAATGATATATAACTATTTTTTTAAAACTTCGGTAATATCCTGTATCTTCGGCATTTGATGGAAGGCTACGACCAGAGGTTCTGTCTCTAATCGTACTATCCAAAACGCCTGCATCAGTGCCAAGATTTGCATTTTTGAAAAAGTTGCTGTAAAGTTCATTTGCTACTGCAAATCCACTCCCATCAGTCTTATCATAAAGGCTGATGGAAATTTCAGGAAAATTAACGTAAACAGGTATATGAACTCTTTTACCATACTTATCAATTGATACTGTTTCAGTAGAAATAGTTATTGGCGAAACTGTTTTGGCGAAGGATGACATACCAGATGATAAGCCAGTTATAGTATCTATAAATTCTACAAACCACATGTCACCCATTTTTGGAGCAGCAGTAATTGCAGATTGAGAATTTCCTGCAAATCCATATTTGTTAGTTGCTTGATTGCTACCAGCTAATATTGTTTTGTCAGTTCTCTCATTTTGTAGAGACTTGTTCGCCATTTTATATTACCTATTATCCAATTAAACTTGAATCATTAGTGAAGCCAGGGGATGGCATCAAATCGGTATCAGTTAAAACAGCGTTATCATATTGAAGTGTCAAATTGATTGTAACTGCATCTGACACTGCGTAATCACTTTGTGAATAATCTGTGTTTGTTAGGAAACAACCTTCTAGTTGCCACTGCTCAATTGGATTACCATCATTACCATTTAGAGTTTCGATAAGTGTCGAAAATTTGTAGTTTGTTCCTGAAAGTGGACCAGTTTGGTTTCTATGGTCTAATTGTGATTGTACCTGACGACCAACTAACTTAGTTAGTGAGTTAGCAACATCATCACGTAGTGTAATTGTGATTGGTTCCCATGTGTGCTTGCCCATCATATACATACGTGAATTATACGAGTCTATTGGGATTGATTCGTGTGAAACCTTTGGACGAGTTACGTTCATAACTTGTCTTGTGAAATCTGTAGTGTTCTCTGAAAGACCGCCAAACCCAGCAACTTGTACTCTAAAACGATAGTTTAATTTAGGTTGTAGAATGCCTGTACCTGTTGCAGCGCCGCTATCTGTTGGAACACCGAAATTTTGTAATGTTCTTGCCATAATGATATCTCCTGATATAGTTTTGCGTTATACAAGTATTTATCAGTATTTACTAAAATTAAAGTTGTAGTTAATAAAAAACCCGACATTATGCCGGGTTTCTTAAAATTATATATTTTTACTATATTATAGTTCTTCACCTGTATTGCGAATGCGTAATGGAATATAGATAAATTCAACTGACTTAACTGGTTGAATTGCGATATCTACCCATAGTTCATTTCTATCGATACGTGCTGGCGTATTATTTGATTCATCACATACTACTAAGAAGTCATATAGACCTCTGTTAGTAACTAGTCCGCCACAGAAACGTTCAACTGCATCTCGCATATTATCACGTGTGATTTTGTCATTCTGTTCAAACAAGAAACCTCTTGATAGTTGATCTAAACTATAACGCATATGGTTAACTAGTCTTGCTACATTGATACGATCAAGTGCTGACGCAAATGATTGCCGTGTCTTTTGACCATAAACAACTAAACCGGTTCCAGGCATATCTGCAATTGGATTCATACGATTTGCATACATTACATCACGCTGTCCTTCTGTAAGACGAACCCGAACAAATTCATTTTCATCATTTACATAGCCAACTTGTGATGCATTAGTAACAACACCGCGCGTTAAACCTGCTGGGGCAAACCAAGGGAAAGATACTTGATCTGAAAAAGCGATAGTGCGCAATGCAATTGCTGATGCTGGCATAACAACTTCATTTCCAGATAGATCAGTGGTTAAACCGTGTGGATAATAAACACCTGCGTATGCATCTGTTACTGTATTATTATCTGCCCAGGCTTTAATATCTGTTGCAGTACCTTTTAATGTCATTGGAGTATCACCGATAACAAATGCTATTTCTTTTTTGTCTTTGTTTAGACCAATCATTTCATCTGTTAATTCTGGATAACCTGGTGCAGCAATAAGATTAAAGTATACTGCTTCGGCACGAATGCCTTCATTTGACGCAAGTGCTGAACTCATTGCTTCTGATACCATATGGCGCTGTGCAAGAGAACCAAATTTACCTGAACCATCTAAATTAATACCTGATGCCCACTCCCATTTACCATCAACATACTGTTTAACATTATAAGTTGTATAATCCATATTAATCATAAGAATATTTTCTGGTAGTAGTTCTGCATTTGGCGTATTACTATGTGCTGTACGAGATGCTACATTGCCCAAAGTGTCGTATGGTGCATCTGCAGAATAGTGACCAAAAATCACACCATTAGTTGATGATTGGTCAGAATTGTCTAGTTTTGCCCATTCTGTGCCACTATAGCGCCACATTACTGGATAATTTGCTGCATCTGTATCTACCCAGATATCACCAGCAATCAGTGCAGATGATCCATCTTTACGTGCAGTCGGACGCATTGAACGTAATTGTAGTTCATTGCCATATATACCATCGTTGTCTTCTGACCAAGCATATTTTACCCATTGCTGTTCACCATTTACATACTCAGCACGAAGTAATTCCATTTTTAAATCAGCATTATACCACAGTGTATCTGGTGCAACATCACCTTTTGGTTCCGTTGTGCTCGATTCATATGAAAGGTCTTCCCATACTGTTGCTATAAATGTACTCGCTGAAGTGAATCCCATATCGTTTGCACCTGAAGCGAATGACAATGTTAGCATTTTACCATCAGTTTTGACAAATCTAATTTTATTCGCTCCGACTTTTTCAATCTTTATATTATTATCATTCAAGTCAGAATTATTCTGCATTGATGTAATAACAGTGTCGATTGATGCAGTTGTGAACGAAAATGCTGTTACATTACCATCTACTGATACTGTGAATTCTGAAGTTATAGATGTAGTATCTACTATAGAAATCTCACTTTGAATTTTTGTTTCAGTTCCGCCAGTATGTCTACGTAGTTCCAAAACTCCTTTTGATTCTCCACGTCTAGCATACACATCACCAAGAGTTATTAATGAATTGTTGATTGCTATATCGTCATTTGAATATATTGGGACTTGCATTGCTTGAAAGGCACCCGATACTGAATTATATTTTGCAAGTTTGATATCTACACCGCCGCCTTGTTTAGTCAGACGTACATAGACATCACCTTCGATTGCACTTGATGGCGCAAAGTTTGCGAATGAGAAATTCGGTGAACCAATATCACCTAATAAAATCCAAGTAGTTGAGATTTTCTTCCAATACGAAATTTTTACTGTTGATGCAACAACTGCAAAATCGCCTGATGAACCAAATGTATTAACTGGTGCTGCATAACCTGATGCATTCATCGGCTCTACATTGCCTGTTCCTGGCGAATCCATTAATACTGCTGGTGATTTTGCTACCCAGTCTGAACCAACATATTCGAATATACCAAAATTTGATGCAGGTGACTCATGCCAATATGTACCATTGGTTAATACACCTGATGGTTCTTCAGTTCTTGCTTCTAATTCAGCCAGATCAATATCTGCACGAATAATATAAGCATTATTTGAAACGCCTAGATATTGATATGCAGCCAATAGACCGTATTCGCTTGTTTCTGAGCCTTGTACAACCGAGCCGCCGACTTCATAAAACTTTGGGTCACCAAAAGTTTCTACTAGTTCACGCTGAGATGAAACTAAATAGGCAACACCAGAATTTGCTGGAATTGTACCTGATGCCAATGCTGTTCCTGAACCATCTGTTTTGTTTGATGCTGTTGCTACTACAACTAGCGGTAGGGTACCTTGTGTTGCGGCTACGTACTGTGATTCGTCCGTAACCATTACTGATACACCTGGGGATACTAATGTCGCCATTCTGTTTCTCCTTATAAAAACATATATTTGTTTGCTAAGAGTATTTATTAAATATACAGAAAAATGCGTATTTTTGAATTAACTACATAGACAATTGTTTCATAACTAAGATATATAGTTCATCAATTGGTCTAAGTTGAATTTTAGTTCTTCTAAATCGCCGTTGTTATCAATAGTATAATCTGCCATCCATTGTTCAAGACTCATACTCTGCTTGGATTCAGAAGGAAGATGCATGCTCCGATCAACCCAAATGGCATAATCAAATACACCAGTATTTCTCATTGCAAAGAATTCACGCTTATTTCGCAAACCACAATAGATATCATAAGAAGAAAACATTTCTCTACCGAGTTTTGCTGCATCGGGGACATTATAATCACAAATAGCATTATACCATTCTTCTCGGTGGTTATGCCTATCTGTATAGCACTCTTCTTCACTGGAATAACCATACTTGTCTTTTAGTGAATCATATATGAATAGTTTTGAACAAAATTGTGAACTACTTTCAAATGAATAACCATAATCATCACGTAAAAATTCACATACAGTATCTTTGCCGTGTCTGCCATGTCCAATAACTAATAAGGTAGGTTTACTCATACTATATTCCTCTATGATTCTTTATATAGAGTAATATAACATTGTATTAATATATTGTCAAGTCTAATCGTAACCTAAATGTGCTACATATAAAATATCATCATCATCATCAATCTCAGATATTGGGTATAACCATGATGTGCGATTATTCCACACCTTTTCAAAATCATCATTTGAATTTACCATTCGTTCATGGTTTCCCCATAACCGTCTGATATACGACTCATATACACTACGCATCTCGTTTGTAGAATATGATCCTGGAAATAAGTGTCCCTTGACTGCAAAAAACACTTCATTCAGTTTTTTAAGTTCATCTAATGTCATAACAAATTTATTTATTGTGATATATTATAGTTATCGCTAACTTGTGATATTTTTCATATTTAAATTGAATGCCTGTTTTAAACACTTATCCAATTATGAATCCTAACGGTGCAGAACCATCTACATATGTCGCAAGTTCTAATTCAAGTTTATCAATTAGGACATCTGCTTCTGCTTTCATTTCCGCACCATTTAGTGTCACGCCGCCTTGTGCTCCAGGCAATGAAGAGAATTTTCCACGTGCTTCACCTAACATACGTTTACAATATGCCAATGAATAGTCACGTAACCAAGATTTAAGATATGGATCAGTTAATAATTGTTCGTCATTGCGTTCAACATGCACATGAATAAGAACTAAAGAATCAGCTCTCATTTTTCTTAATAACTTTAATTTTTTAGTAACAGGATTCCAAATATACATGATGTCAGTTGCAGCTACTTTATTTAAAGTCTCCCGATACTGAGTAAAGAAATCGAATGTTGCAACACCACCAATATGATTGTTAAGAAAGAAATATGAATTTGCATATGCTAACTCAAATGGATCCATATCAACACCACCAGAAACACCATTACCGAATGAACGATTCCAAATTTGTTTTACTTCAACAATTTCTTCCGGTAATGTATATTCGGCAACATCTTCTTTTAGTTCTAATGCATAGAAATCTTCTTCTACTGCATTTTCAGAACGTTGCCGTATCTTAGAAAGAGCGATATCTAATGCAACATCGTAATGTTCTGGATCTAACTCAATGTCAATCATACCATCGCCAAGCAACAGTCTAATTTGTTTAATCACATCATTCTTAATTTTATTTCTGTTTTCAGGCATAATTTATCTCCGATATACAGTATTTATCAGAAACTAGAAAATTCTTAAAATCAAAGTCTGGTCATTAAACCTACCATTCATTTTAGTTTCAACACTCTTAACTTCACTAAACTCTTTCTGTAGTGAACGTTTGGAAACCTTCTTAAACTTAGATACTTGTTCTGCTGGTTTTCTCATAGTTTTTTGGACACTCTTGCTTTCATCAAAATTAATAAGAGTTGTTCCTTTAAATGATAGTGAATTTTTATCTGAAGGATAATATATACCCAACTTACGTGTTTTTGTGTTGTATGTCATAATAGCCTGCGCATCTAAACATTCTATTGGTTTCTGACTCACGCTGTTTGTCAGAATATCTTGTTTACAATATTTTACCTTAGCAACTATTTTTTCTCTACTCTGTGGCTTGCTCTTACGAGGAGTACGGTTGATTTTACTTTCTTGGATAATCATATCACATGCATCTAATATGTTGCGATACAATGTCCACATGTTTTTTATTTCATCTTTTTTAAGATGGTTGAAGCCTTCTTTAAGTTGTTCATAATCCTCTTTCTTAGCATCATTCATACGCTTTGGTGGATTTAACAGTGTATCAAGTTCTGCATATGCGCCTTCATATTTTGCTTGTATATATTTTGCATGATTGCCCTTTGCATCAACTTTTTTAAGAGATTTTAATGGATCAAACTTTTTCAATGTAGATTTTTTATAGTCAAATTCATCAATAAAATCTTCTATATCATTTGCCATATCCATTGCTTTTTCTTTAAGCAATTGCTGTATATTAGGACGTTGAGCATCCTTTGCCTTTGCATTTTCAGATTTTTCTTCTTTTACTTCAATTCCCTTTTGAATGATAAATTCTAATTTTTCTTTAACATATACATCGGCATCTTTCATTGTGTTGCTACCCACACCTGGTAGTGTTGCAAGATAATCAGAAATTCCATCATGATTTATAGGCATACCTTTTACTAATGCCCTTGCATATGAACATACTGTCATTGGGATCCAAGTGTCTGCAACATTTTTTACTGCAGATACTTGTTCTTTAGTGTAACCGTTTTTCTTCATCCAATCTACTACCCAGGGTTTACCATCCTTAGGCGTAAAGAAATAGTTGTAATAAAATGTTGTTCTAGTCCGTTCTTTGTAATATTCTTCCGCCGACATATCATCTGAATATAGCCACTGTGGCTCTGGACCTGTATATTTTTCATCAACAAATTTTGGTGTCCTAGTCGGTTTTGATTTTTTACGCTTTAATGTTGCTACCATTTCGAATCACTCCTTAACCCTATTTAATGTTAGTATATAATAATATAGGGATTTGTCAAGTTTTTTATTAATTTTTAACAAAATCAGTATTTCCATCAAGTTCTTGAACCCTTGAAATAATATCAGACTTTAGAACATTTATTAGTAAAGCACTACGGAATTCAGATGATTTATTAGGCATTGTACTGTGTAAAGTTCTACCATCATACATTAATACATCCCCTGGTTTAGCAAGTAACTGTTGTCCCTCATTTAGTAATCGGTTATTATAATGTTCACGATTTTTCTCTAAATCTTTAAAATCAATACGTTCTAAGTTAGAACCAGGAAGATACGCAGTTCCACCATTAAGTAATGTAAAGTTATCTAATGGAATAATAATTTGAACTCCTAGTGTTTCATAACTTTCTGAAAATTCTTCAAATCTATATGGAGTATCTATATGAGCATATATCTTACTTGATGATGGTCGTGTGGTAATACAATCCACGACGTGGACATCCCACATTGTATTATTGAACATAATGTTAATTGAATCATATAATTGCCAGACAATTGGTTCCCACATCTCTCTGGGCGGCTGCGTAGTCCACCATACATCATATTCTCTCTCGCCATCATGTTCTGCATAATAATTACCATCTGTGGCATTGCCACGATGATATCTTTTTGGATTTGTTGCCCACATTTTAAATTGTGCAATTACAGTGGGTTCAATTACATCACGCAATACTAGTGTACCATCTGATACCATTTTATTCTCCATATGTTAGAGCTAGTATATGATAAATACAATTAGAAGTCAAGGAAAAAAATGATGCCAAGATTAAGTTTATGGAATCCACGTAAAGGTAATGACTATAAGTTCATTGACAAAATGGTGAAAGCACATTTTGAACATGGAGGCACGGCATTACTTATACACAAATATTTAGGATCAATTGACGAAACTGATACTAATTATGACCCGGCAAATCCACCAATACAAGACTTACTGTTTATGGAAAATCGTGATAGACGATATGAAACTACAGTATTTGAATTACGTGGAACATATACTGTTACTGATCAAGATTTTGATCTATCACAGTTTGGTATGTTTTTAGGAACAGATCAAAGTATATTCCAAGTTCATATTAATGATATGGTGGAACGTCTGGGTCGTAAATTAATGACAGGAGATGTAATAGAACTCCCACACATGCGTGAAGATTTATTACTTGAGGAAGAGTCTGAAGCAGTAAATCAATACTGGGTAGTCCAAGAAGGATCTAAATCTTCAGAAGGTTTTGATCCAGGTTGGTGGCCACATATTTGGAGAATTAGATGCAAACAACTACAGGACACTCAAGAATATACTGATATATTTGGAACTGGCGAAGAGGTAAATGATCTTAAAAATATGTTATCAACTTATAGTAAAGAACTTGATATAAATGAAGCAATAGTAAAAGAAGCACAAGAAAATGTTCCCGGTAGGTATTATGACTATAGAAAAAATAATTTGGAATTTGCAGTAGAAAATTCAGAAAATCCAAATGATGTAGATTTTTCTACAGTTGATACCGGTATATCATTTCCACAATACCCAGACGATAACGCATTTTTTCTAAGAACAGATTATTCACCACAAAGATTATTTCAATACAGAGATAACAAATGGTATAAGATAGAAGATGATGATGGCTCATGGCAGGTTGGAAACTACCTACATCATAAATTTATTAATAATGATGGAATAGTGACATTAGATGATGGGACAGAACTTACATCACGTGTTAACCTATCTAAAGCAATAAAACCAAAAATAGACTAAGAAAAATATTTTTATTAAAATTAGTTACAGACACTCCAGTAGTATAACATAGATTGGATCAAAAATGGCAGATTTAAGACAACTACACTTTTATGATGAACAGGTAAGACGTTACTTACTTCAGTTTATTCGTATCTTCAGTGGTTTTAATGTTAAAACTGGTAAAAAGTTAAATGACGGCACAAGCGACTACTATATAAAAGTTCCGAGCCGTTACGGCGATGTATCAAGAATGGCTGCAACAATTATGAAAGGTAATAGTGAGAATATTGTTAATTCTGCGCCATTTATTTCTTCATATATCCAAAGTTTGCAACCTGACAGACAACGATTACAAGAGCCATTTTTTAGTGACACTGTTAAGGTAAATGAAAGACAATGGGATCCTATAAGCAGTTCTTACACTAGTGAGCAAGGGAATAGGTACAGTGTAGGTAGATTGATGCCAGTACCGTATTTGTTAAATATGCAAGTTGATATTTGGACATCAAATACAGATCAAAAATTACAACTACTAGAACAAATCTTGGTTTTATTTAATCCAGCCTTGGAAATACAACAAAATGATAACCCTATTGATTGGACAACAATTACAACAGTTGAACTTACCGACATCCAGTGGACCAGTAGATCGATCCCAGCGGGCATTGAGGATCAAATTGATATTGCAAGCTTATTCTTTCAAATTCCAATTTGGATTAATCCACCTGCACTTGTTACAAGACAGAATGTAATAAGAAATATCATCCATAATATTTACGAATACAATGACATTGATACACTAGACTATGATCCAAATGCATTTGAATTCTTTGCTGATTTACAGGTGCAAACTAGTGTGGTAGTAACACCGGGAAATAATGCAGTACAAGTAACAAATGAAAACGGTAACGTGACAGTGCAGTTATTAGAGAATGGAAACTATAAAGACGATAATAATAGTTGGGAAAAAGTTATTTCTAATTATGGTTTATTTCACGATGGTGTATCACGCATGCGACTAAAGTATCATGGAATTTTAGAAAATATTGATGAAGATATTATAGGAATTCTATCGTCAACAAATGATCCAAGTATTTTATCATTACAGATTGATGTAGATACATTACCAGGAAACACAATCAACCCAATAGATAAAATAATTGATCCATCAACTTCACGTCCGGGATTTGGTAACTTACCTTTTGCTACTGTAGGACAACGTTATCTGTGTCTAAATTCAGATGCAGCATTATCACAATGGGGAATAGATATATCCATAAATGATATAATTGAATATAATGGAAGTAACTGGGTTATTAGTCTAGATTCAAGTGAAACATCTGATATACACTATGTAACAAATATAACAACTTCACAACAATTTAAACTTATTGATAATGAATGGGTAGATACATTTCAAGGGCTATATGAAGGTGGTTACTGGAGATTAGAATTATTAAGTGGAAATGATGATGCTTAAAGCGGCAGGTGCCTGTATTTTAGCCAAAGATACACAAAGAATTTTATTACAACATCGTTCTCTACAAAGTTCGTATGCAAGGAATTGGGCATTTTGGGGCGGCAAAATTGAAGACAATGAGAATGTTTCACAGGGACTACTAAGAGAATTAGAAGAAGAAATTGGAATTGATGTAGAAAAATATGTTACTAAGGTATATCCATTAGACCAATACCATGCAAGAGATAAAACATTTAGTTATTATACATTTGTTGTTTTAGTAGACAACGAATTTACTCCTATCATCAATGATGAAAGTGGAGGATACGCTTGGGTAAATTCAAATTATTTTCCTAAACCAATGCACCCAGGTGCAAAAAGAACACTTTTCAAGAAAAAAAAGTTAAATATACTTAAATCAATTATAAATTCTCTATAAATATATATGAGACAACTAATTAGTTGAGAATATATTTGAAAATTATTGATTTTAAAAAGCAAAAATTTCTTAAAGAATGCAGATCATATCTTAAAAATGGTAAGGTATCTGATTCATTAAGTATGGCTATCAATAATTCAACCCCTGGACATATAGAGTTTCTGAAATCAGATATGACGCCAGATGAAAAAAATATCATTGATATTGTTGTTAAAAGGATTAGAGTTACATTTAAAAAAAATATAACATCACAGCGACAAAAAATAAATATGCTATCTATAAGTGCATTAGAAAATTTAAGTACATTGGATAAATCTTTCATTATCCCTGAGGTTATAGAACGTTACAGAGATACCATAAATCCAATAAAAGCACTATACTACGATTTACAAGAAATAATGTTTTTATATGATGGTAAATCTAAAAAAGAACACCATAGGTTTTTAATAGAACGGTTTTCAGATATAGAACATTTTAATGATATAATCCTAGCAGTAGATAAAGATATAGAAGATTTATATACTTGTAAAGAACAACTCAAGGCAATAGCAACATCCTCGTCAATTGCAAATAGCGGAGAATATGCTATACGAGTATATGACACACACAGTCAATTAATACAATGGAAAAAACTGTTTGAACGGTTTCCAGACTGGGTAAAAGAAAACGAAGATAATAAAAAAATATCATTGTGTTCAACACTAAAAAAGTTTTTTAACAATGAGTAATTGTTTATGATATCCTCATGCATACTGAATTTCTATTGTTATTTATCTTGATTTGTCATTGTTATATAGTTTCATCCCATAATTTAAAATCATCAGATGGTTCATAAGTAATCGTGTCAGTCGTAATATTTGTTATTTTACCAACAACGCCATCATCAAACACAACAACGCCGTCAACAAGTTGAAGTGTATTAATATCAATATTGTTGTTCGTAAAATATTGATTGTCTGATAGTGTATGATTTTTTGAACCACTGTCCCAAGTACCACCTGTTAATAATTCAGGTTTACCAGTCATTAAATTTGTTTCTTCAATTCCAGTTTGATATAATCCAACAATTCTTACATTATTACCTGCGCCCACTGAACTTGTAGATGTATTGATTACTATATTTTGTGTTTCATTCAAAATTTTACTACTATCTAAGTTTGTCATGTTAGTAAGTAATCCTAGATACTGTACA